AAAATCGTACAACCATAGGATACGGTTCATGCTGGCAAAGGTAATTAACTACAGACCCTTTTCCAGCATCGCCGTATCCGGCATCGATTACTGCAATATGATTATTCATAATTATAGTATCTCTTCTGTCTCTGCTTTCTTCCCAGGATCAAGTCCAATAAAAGGTTTAGACTTTACTTCATTGATCTTATCCGCGATTAACTTCGCTACATCTTCATGTCTTTCCGCTACGATAAGATTATCTGTTAAAAGCTGTTTCCAACCATCTATAACCCGTTGTCTGCTGCCGGAACTTGTTTCTTTAATATGGACATGAAAAACATTATATTTTTCTCTTGCCATATCATAAAGTTTTTCAGCAGTATAATTTTCATATTGACCTTCACCCATGAGTTTCTTCAAGATATGTGCTGGGATAATTTTTAATACTGGTTCATCACCTATTGTGAATAGAAAGCCCTTACGTCCTCTTTTTTCAAAACAGTCAATAGAAGTATGCTGCGCCGCAAAATACCATGCAAGGGAATAACTCTCTCCGTTGTTTCCACCACCTCCACCTTCCAAATAAACTGTCGTAAGCCATTTATCAAGGAGTTCATCGCTTGATTCAAATTGACTTACCTGAAGAGGAGCTTCATCACATTCATGATCCCCTATTCCGAGAAACATAACCTGAGGATCTTTTTCACCTTTCTGGATTATATTTCCCATAATATCCGGAAATCCTTCTTTTACAAGATAATGAGGAACCGAACCCATAGAACCAGTCTCATCAAGGGCAATAATAATTGCTAATGAATTTGGATGTTCAGCGGAGTCCCTGGATTCGCGTACTTTTACTCCATAAGGGCTCATTGCATTATTGATATTTCTTTGAGTAAATAACTCTTCCCGGCTTTTTGTTTTATAATCAATACCAGCATAAGCTGTAACATGTGCTTCTCTTATAGACCTATCATATGCACCAGTTGAACTGTTTATCGAATAGCTTCCACCGCCCATTATTTACCTCCAAAAAGATAAGCGTATCTTCTTTGTGCAATTTCAAGCCGGATTTCTTCATTGCGAATTTTAACGCCGATATCCAAATCTTTTGTAACATATTCATTGGCATCAAATTCACTGGCAAGTTTAAGGCTCATCGCATTGTCCGGACTAAGATCAAGCATGTTTTCCTGATCTCTCTTAAGCTGCTTTATTTTCAACTCAATATCCTGAACCATTCTCTGATACTTTACCTGTGCATCTTCTTCGATTGCCTGTGCGCGGTCTGCTCTTATCTTAGCATTATTGCGCTTTAAAGAAGACACAAAAGCACCTTCATACTTTTCCTCAACAACTTTTTCTAAATCTTCCATACTTCCTCCTATAATTTGTTTTATACATATATAACAGGTTTTAAACAGTGAAAGATTAACAATTTTTAATCCTTATACCATTTTTTGCCTTTATTTTCAAAAGAGAACTTAAAAAAGGGAGTTAATTTCTCGATTTGTTCCTTATCTACCGGAATATCCTCTTTCGCTTTTATCTCATCTAAAATCTTCATAAATTTAGAGGAAATTTTTTTATCCTTACCATCTTTTTTATAAAAGCCTACATTACTTTCACTTTGAGTAAACGCAACAGCAGTTTTATCTCCTATTCCTTTGATTTCAATAAAGGGAGTATAAAGGATATCATTTTTAATAGCCCAGAGATAGGAATCGCTTATACCCAATTTTGGGGGACGAACCTCTATGCCAAGTCGGAATGCTTCTTCTATGTATTCCTGTTTTTTGTCTTCGTCTTCGCTACCGAAAGTGAGCAGTGCACAGATGAACTCTGTGGGGTAATAGACTTTGAGCCATTGACAAAAGTAAGTAATTATGCTGTAACCACATGCGTGGCTTAAATTAAATATATAATCTCCACATGTTACAATTTGTTCCCATAAATTAGTTGCTTCTTCTTCGTCTAAAGTTTTGTTTTTAACGCATCCGTTTATGAATTGATCTGCATATTGTCTTAGTGCTTCCTGTCCCTTTGACTTTGCAATAATTTTCCTTATTTTTTCCGCAACTGCCCAATCAAGTCCTGCGACTTCATTTGCTAATTGCATAATTTGTTCTTGGTATAATAATATCCCATATGTATCTTTTGTTATTTTATCTACAAGAGGATGCTGCTTAGGAACTTGTCTATCCCCTCTTTTCCTCTGTATGAAGACCTCACTTTCCCCGTTTTTTAAAGTTCCAGGTCTATACAAAGCAACTGCATGAACAAGCATATCAAAGCTTTCTATCTCTAATTTTTGACAATACTCTATAAGACCCGGGCTGCCAACCTGGAAGCAACCAATATTATTGCCTTTACTAAATTGATAATAAACTCTTTTATCATCGAGAGAAATATTATCATAATCTATATCAATATCATGATTTTCTTTAATTAAATTTTTAGCCTCTTTAAGAATAGAAAGCATACTGAGCCCTAAAAAATCTATTTTCATAAGGCCCATATATTCGGCATCATCTTTATCCCAATTGATAATAGGTTCCTTGTCTTTGCCTAATCGAAGTGCACATTGTTTGCCATTACGAAGATCTTCATTCGCTATAATAATAGCGGAAGCATGAGTTCCACAATTATGTAAAATAAACTTTTCACACACAAAGTTATGATTTTCACTTTTCATAACTATATCATAAACATATTTTTTACCAGAAGAATTAATTCTTTTGACTTTTCTATATTTAATTGTCATTTCTGGGTTTATTTCCATTTTATGATTATGTTCTTTAGCGTGGCATTTTTTACACAATATTTCCCAATTACCGATATTGTTATTTTTATGATCTCTATCTCTATGATGAACATCTAGTTTTTTATTAGAACCACATCTGTTACAAATTGCTTTGTTTTTTAAATAATATTTAAAATCTTTAGAATAAAATCCGTGCTTTCTTATTTTATTTCCCTGTTTTTCCCTGGATTCCTTATTAAACATAGGATTATTTTTTTTCATTCTTTCAGAAGACCTTCTGGCTATTTCATTGGTTTCTTTTGTTAGTCCCTTATTCCATGCTTTCATCACCCCCCTTAATCCTTTATTCCATGGTGTTTGTACATTTTTCAATCCCTTATTCCAAGGAATGTTGTTTTTTTTAATCCCATTAAAAGCTATATATTCATCAACAACGATGTCTTTTGCTTCTTTCCAACCAGATTTAGTAAGAATTTTATGATCTTTTGTAATCGAAACCTTATTCTTCCCAACATGAAATTCAATAGTTTCTTGTTCTCCTTTATATAAAATTTCTTCAATATTATCAAAAAATAAACGATCATTTTTAAAATCATAAGCTCTTATTTTTATATCTTTATAATCATCATTATAAAGATTCTGGACCATTTTTCTTTTTATTTTATTCTTACTATTTAACATATAAACATAAGCTCTACCATCAACACAATTCCTAACAGTTCCTTCCATCTTTATAGCTATTTCTGCAATTTCCGGATATTTTTTTGTAAACCTCTTACCTTCCTCAGTGTCGTTAAACGTATCAGAAACAGTATGATTATATCCTTCATCACCCTTTAGCTTTGATTCAAGCGCCTTACATACTATGTTCACATCTATAAGAGGAATACTAAATACCCGGCTCACATCTCTAATAGCTCCTTTCCCTTTCATTATAGAAAAAGTACTTAAACCTGCGACATTATGTTTTCCATAAATTTGTTCTATATGTTCTTTAACGAGATGTCTTTTAATATCTTCTATATCAAGGTCGCAATCCGGATAATCAATTCTATCACTCGATATGAACCTGGCAAATAATAAATTATATTTAATAGGGTCTATTTTTGTAATCCCTAAACAATAACAAACAAGAGAGCTCCCGGCTGAACCTCTGTTAAAACCAGTCATCACATCATTTTCTTTACACCACTTCACAACTTCCCAGACAATTAAAAAGTATCTCGTGAAGTCCTTTGCAATAATAAGTTTCAATTCTTCATCAAGACGCTTTTGATATGTTTCTCTGTCTCTCACATTTATTTTTAATTTTGCAAATCCTTCAAGACAAAGTTTTTTCAAAGCTACAACATCATCTTCCCATGCTAATTCCGGAACCACAGGTAAACTTATTCTTTTTTTATCAATGTGAGTGAATCCAGAGCATTTCTCAGCTATCTCCAAAGTGTTTTTAAAGGCTCCGTTATAATCTTCCCATTCCAGGACTCCTTGTTTTCGGAATCCCTGAGCCATCTCCATTTTATCTTTTAAGTAGTAGCTGCCGGAGTCCTGGAACTTCCATCTGTTAGGATCTGACCATAATTTCTTAGTTTGAACCGCAAGTAATACTTCCTGACAAATTGAATCTTCTTGATTAACTACGTGCGCGTCATTACTTACTACCATCTTTAAATCATATTTTTTTGATAAGGATAAGCATTTTTTATTTAATTCAATTTGCTCCGGAAATTGATGAGGCATTATTTCTAAGAAGATGTTTTCTTTATTTAGTTTAATTAAATTTTGTAAAACTTCTTCCCCCCAATCAAATACAAGAAAAGATGATGAACAAGCCGTTGTAATCAAAAGTCCGTCTATATGCTCATAAAGCCATGATGGAGAAATACGAGGCTTGTAGTAGAACCCTTCTAAATAGGATTTAGTTACTAATTTAAGAATGTTTTCCCAACCGGTTTGATTTCTTGCATATAAGACTATATGAGCTCGTTTCTCGCCCTTTTCTCGAATGGTAACGTCCGGGACCATGTATGCTTCCATCGCGAAAATTGGAGTAATCTTATATTTTTCGCAAGCGTTTTGGAATTTAATTACAGAATCAATATTACCGTGATTACTGATTGCAAGATGCGTAAATCCCATTTTTGCAGCTGTTTTTACATAATCTTCTGTTTTACCAAATCCGTCCAAAAGTGATAAAAAATCGTGATTGTGGATATGAATAAAAGATTGACTCATATCTTATCCTTCTTTGTTTTATATTGTATACCAGTAAATTTAGGCTTTTCCATTCCATTTTTTGCAATAGTTGCAACTGAACATTCATCTCCTTTTTTATTCCACCAACCGCAATTTTCTTTACGGCATGGCAGTTCAATATGATTAAAAGATAGTGGACAATTCATATTTACTCCTCCGAACTCGGGGTAGGACTCGGAGAACTGGAACCCATTTGCTCGAATTCACCATGGTAAGGAACAAATATTAGATTTGTTTCCCACTGTTTCTTCTCTGAATCCTTCTTCTCTGAATCCTTCTTCTCTGAATCCTTCTTTAACGTAAGAAAATTATATATCCACCCTCCCGGAACGCGGGTAATTTCAATATCAATTCCATTACCTGTTGTTTTTAAAGATTGATGCAATCCTAAATCATAGATTCTGTTGTGTTCTGACATTTTTATTTCTCCTTTGTTTTTTTAATTAAAAATTATTATAATAATTTTATTACAGCAGTAAAAAAATAATAACCAGAAGATAAGACTTATTATTATCCAGCGAAAAATATGTTTAACAGTTTGTTTCGATTTAAGTGCATCCTTATTAATTTCATTTTTAGTTGGAATATTACAAGACATTTTATTTCTCCTTCGGTACAGTTAAAACTGTTTCACAATCTTTTGCGTGATAATATACTGTGCAGTCTTTATATTCATGTATTTTATCATATTTTTTACCACAGATTGTACATTTACAAGTTGATAAAGTTGCCTTTATCGGCTCACAGGCTTTAGGAATGGCCTCTAAATCGACTTCCTTTGCTTCTAATAGCTCAGAGCCCTTACTCATTGTTTACCTCCTTTCACCAACTTTAATTTTGGTTTGTTTTTTTTAACTTTAAAGGCACAATAAGGGCAATAGCATCCGGATACTACAGTCTCATCATTCTCATCAACATCCAATTTTACATCCCATTGCTGCGTTTGCAGAAACATTATCGCCTGCTCAACGGTTTCGCCCTCTTCCAATTTAATAATTAATTCTCCCCAGCATTCTTTTGTCGGGGACTCATTATCACATTGAGCTATTACTACTGTATATGATTCAATCATTTCTTTTTACTCCCGTTTGTTGTGTAAACTTTTTTATCGAATTTAGTTTCATATTCTAATATTTTATTATGCCAATATTTTTCTTTTAACCATCGTAAATTTAATTCCAGCAAAAGCAATAAACAATCTTGGCATACAAAATACTCGCCTTTATTATAAGGCATATCCCATCTTCTTATAGCTTTTTCACCGCAACGAGAGCACTTCTTTTTTATAATTTTCAAATTTTTCTTTCCAGTCTGGGAATTTCATAAATTTTAAAACTAATTTATTTAATTTTAAATCACAAGATTTACATATACCTCTGTAAACATTATTATCACTGCACACCTGCCATTGAAAGAAAGAAGGCTTCTCACATCTAAAACAAGGAATTCTTGCTATTCCCGCTTCTGTATATGGTTTTCTTCTCGACATTTATTTCTTCTTATCTTTTTTCCATAGTTTCCATGCGTCAGCAAGATCCGGAAGACATTCTGCTAAAAACATTCCTTCTCTTGCACATAAATCAGAATATTGATTATGATTTAAAATAAAAGTACAATCCCTTTTAAGATTAGCATAATCACTATCTAAAACATAACGATACCTAAAAATAGCTCGAAGACACTCCCCAACTTCATGCAAAAGTGTATCAACCATTTCATGCCAATTATCTACATCTGCTCCAAGCCATAACTCATGATGAACTTTTACAATAGTTGGGTCTATTTTTCCCTCGCCATCAATACCAGGACATAAAAATACAGTGAACTTTATATTCCCAGCATTATATGTCCCTACTTTCTTTAGTTTCATATTATATAACACCTTTTTTGATTAAAAAAATCAATCTTTATTTTCTTTCTTAAAATTTTTACTTCGCCTGTCTCCGCCCCATTTCATACATGGATGTGGAATCTTATATTTATAAGTTATAGTTTGTAACAGTTCTCTATCTTCCTTGAGCGTTCTGGCAGCGTCCGGGAAAGATTTTGCAGTTTTTAAAACCTTAGTAGTCTCTTTTAGCTTTTCATGATTCCATATCGGGTTCTTTGAGGGGTCATGGACTTTTTTCATTTAGTCTTCTTTCCTTACAACTATTCTTGAATCAACTATTGTCTGCCCACATGATAAACATTGAAGTACTGCACATTCTTTCCCTACAAAAGCTCCACCAGCACGATCTAATAGTGTATGTAACCGAACTAAATTCTGTTCCTTTTCTTTCTCTAATTGATCGATGGATATCGACATGGTTATGTGATTATTTTTTCTTGAATCTTCTGTAATATCTGAAGCAGTTTGATTTCTTGAAAAAGTTGACTTATTGCTATGTGAGGCAGACAAAAATATAATATTTTTTTCTTGTCCTATAGCTCTACATCCTTGCCATACTTCATCTAACTGGTGTCGTTTCTCTTGTTTACTTGCCGGAGCAATTATATCAACATAATCACAAACAATCATGTCTGGAATAAAGTCATCATAATATTCTAAATTATCTAAATGAGTTTTTATAGTATCAATTCTCCAAGACCCAGCCGGGGCAGTTAATATTTTAAATCTTTTCCCTTTTACAATTGTTGGTATCCCTTTTATTTTTTTTAATAATGTAGAAACTTTTAACCCTTGTTTTAAAACTTCTCTTTGGTGCACAATTCCATTCATATCATAATTTTTATCAAAATACGGCATATCTATTTTAACATCACCTTCAGATTCATTATTGTAAAGAACTAATTGCCCGGTAAGTCTTTGATAAATACGCATTAAAATATCTTTTTGTGGCATCTCAAAGCTTAAAAATAATACATTAAGTCTACTAAAAGAGGCAAGGAGTGCTGTCTCGATTAAGAACCAACTATTATGAATAACAATATCATTAGCTATGAAATTATGATTATCTTTTACTTCAATATCATATACAATTTCTTTACCCTTATAATCAATAGAAACTATTTCATCCCAAAAAATATCTGATTTTAAATATAATTGTAAAAGAGGACTTTTAATTACATTATTAATGTTTTCTATATTATGACGGCTTATTTTCTGTTTTGAATAATATTCATGTAAAAAATTTTCTATTATTATATCTTTACATATATCTGTGTAGGTCCAATTGTTTTTATCTTTCCATTTGTAAATTTCATCTTTAATTATTTTTTTTATTTCGTAAGGGAAAGAATCTAACTCCCCAAGTCCGTCTCTTTTAGAAAGACTAATCTCTTTATTGTCTTTAAACACATCTTTTTTATGAAATAAAAATCCTATATTTGTATTAAATTTTTCTACCATATTCTTTTGTCTTATTGAAAAAGCATAATAGGTTTTACCCATAGCAGACATTGATTTTATTTTACCGATAATTCCAAATCGTAAAAGAAGATTTTGAATTTGATAGATCATTACTTTACTTCCGGTACTATATTCTATTTCTATGCTTTTATATTTATTATTTACAATATGAATACCTCCATCACAAGTAAACAGAACTTGAAGGAACTCTTTTATTTGTTCCTTTTTTAATTCAAATATTATCTTCGGTATTTCTTTAATGATTGATTTTCCAAACTTATAATCAATTTCTTTTAATCTCTTTCTGATGTTCATATTAGAAATTCCAACAGTAATATAATCAGACCTTCTACGACATTTATCCCCAAGTTTAGCAACATTAAAAATAAAATCATCCATTATTTCATCTGATTTTTTTGTAAAAGTGATGTCACTTGCAGATAATCCTCCATCCGCAATTAAATAAGCCAATACTCGAAGAAACGGAGTATCTATCTCTTTCTCTCCAAAAAATTCTAAGTTCCTAGGAACGGCTATTCTTTCCTTTATATTTAAATATTTTAACTCTTTCCACCCATTTAAAGTTAAAAGAGGATGATTTTCAGTTAATTCTATATTTCTTCCAGATCTTGTTTGTAAAACAAAAACTTTTTTTATTCCATTGTTATAAAAATTTAGCACTCTCTTTGTTTCTATTTTATGAGATTTTTCATTATAAGTAACAACATTTACTTTCTTTTTATTTTCTACGATTTCTTTGATTGTAGAAATAGAACCATCAGACAACAATAATTGAGTAGAACCCACGATGCACTTTCCTCTTTTTGCTGGCGCCGTGAATATTACAAAATCTCCTCTCCGGAAAGGACGTATTATCCGTCCCAAATCCCCAGGATATCGGAATAGTATATCCTCTTCTCCAAAAGACCGGACTGTTTCTATCGCTGTATCTCTCGCCTCGGGTCCCCACACATCTATGCCTTCACAGATGTTTTTCTCCACCCTCTTGTATTTAGCTACTACTGCGTCAGCGGAGTCGTAATCTTTTTTTAACCGGAATCCTTTTATCTGAAGTTCTAATTTTTCAAGCGCTGCATCTTTAAAATACTTTTCCGCAATATCTAAATTATATTCAACATTATAATGACCTTCCTCCGCTTCAAATTTATCACTAATACTTTCGAGAAAAGTTTCTATTATCTGTATCTTTTCCTCGCCCCCAATTACTTCACTTTTTCTGGTTTCAAATATTGATTTAATATCAGTGTATGGAGCTTTTTGATATTGGTCAAAATATTCCATGCACCATTTTGAAACAGTTCTCGCGTAGGGAAGAGACAAAAGATTGGGGTCAAAGAATTTTTTTATTTGTTTGAGATAATCTCCGGAAATGATTAACCCTATTAATATATCTCTTTCCTGATCTTTTACAATTACTTTGCGTTCGAAGTCCAAGTAGTTATCCTTTTAATTCAGATTTGAAATGAACTGGCCGGCAAGGATGTCGGTGACATATTTTATTTTTTGACTATATTTTTATTTCATACCAAACATATCTTTCAATTGCTTTATAGCAGCATCACCAGTTTCTACCTCTTTAAAATAATAATCGCATTTATTATTTCTAATCTTATATCTTCCCGGAGCTGTTATAGAATACCTAAGACAGGAAATTTTAACAGTACAATCTTGATTTTTACATTTTGTTAAACCGTTCAAATATGTATTTATTGCGGTCATGTTATTTACTCCATATCTTCCACCATTTACGCTTATAAACCAAACAATCACCTGATTCATTATATAAAGAAGTTTCATTTATTACAAAAGTATTGTTATCATAAAACATGAAAGCTTTACAAAAATCATAAGAACTACTACATTCATTATGAAAATGAATTATATATCTACAATTTTTACAATGCACTTTTTTCATATATACCTCAATATAAGAATTAATAATCCGATTAAAAAATACATTGATAAAATTATATAACATAAAACGCGTACAAATTTAACCATTTATTTATAATGTTTTTTAACCAAATTCGCTAATTTAATAATTGCTTCCTCAAATGTGTCACCACCACAATCTAACCTAATATCATGGCATGGTGTAAAATCTTTTATATGCTCATCATAAATATATTCTCCACATTCAAGCCATACTACAGTTTTAGTATTTAAATCTTCATCGTTCTCAATTCGATTTGTTTTCGGGTTGACCTTTTGAACATCTATATCCAAACATTCCTGAAAACTTCCCCATTCTACTTTATATTCAGGATGGATATAAGTGAATGCCGAATGACCATATAAATACCACCACGCTTCATAAAAATCTTTTATCTTTTTCATATTATCTTCTCCTAAATGACCAATGTGTGCATTTCCATCTCCAATTACAAACAGAGCATATACCACATCCATTTAATCTTTTCATAGGGACATCATAATAATTACAATAACCGAATTTATGATAAAAACATTTAGCTAATATTAACATTATCCAATTTCTTATTTTCATTACCCCCCCACAAAAAATTATTTTATCCCTAACTTCCCCAGTATCCAATTCACTGCATCCCAGAATTTAATCCTAAGGATATCAAGATAAAAAATGTCAAAACTTTCGTGTACTTTATTATCATAAATAAATTTATAATAATAAAATAAAGCACTTTCACATTTTTTAAACTCAAACATCAGCAACGCAAAAGTTCGCTCCCCCTTGTCTGTCTCCGCTAAAATCCATGTCTTATGCATCTCAAACTCTCCTCTTATTAAAATTAAACATTTTCATCATCATGATTTATTGCAATATTTTTGTAAAGTTCTTTTTTTGTTTTATTATTTTTATCGTAATTTTCTTTGTAAACAATATATTCTTCTATTGTTCCGCGGAATCCGGCGGAACATATAATATAATATTCCATGCGTAATTCATTTGTAATTTCCATTATTTTATTCTCCAAACTCTTTTAATATTTTATTTGTAACCTTTTCAGGCAGATTATTAAGCGACACATATATTGCACCGTTGCCATAATTAGTTTTAAAATCTCCATATCCATCAGCAATCAGTTGCACCTTGTCATTAACAATTCTTGATACACGAAATGGTATACCGGTAGGGACTCCACAAAAAGTATTAAAATCCTGGCCATAGCTAATACGATTATTTTTAAATTTTAGTTTCATGCTACCCCCACCATCTGGAATTTATTTCCCGTACTCTTTGCCCTAGACTCCCTCCAAACCTTCTCCTCGGCTTCCACCTGCTCGTTCTCTTTCTCACGCTTCGCTGCTACTTCCACACGCTTCTCGTAGTCCTGCCTCAACCTCTCTATGGCTAACGGAGAAACCTCAAGATTGATTTTGTGGGTCGTCTTCAGCCAGATAGCATATCTGTCCCACATTCCGGGGGCTTTCAACATAGTCAATTCGAAATTCCCACGGTCAAAAAACTTCTCCGTCAGCCATAAAATATTGAGTTTAAAAAATTCCATATCCTGAATCATACTAGGTGTAAAATATTTACCGGAACTCTCATGAAATTTATCTCGTTTCCCGATTATAAAATTAACTCCTGCCACTAGATACGCCTCCTCTACAGGGTTGAGATCGCCACCGCAGAAGGCTTTGCGGTAGTGGGTGAGGACAGCGGGGTCGAGGGGTTTAGGGATCCTGGGCTCTGCTGGCTTGGGGTCATGTGTAAAATTAACAAGAGCCCAACTATGCCCGGATTTTGAATTTAAAAGCCATTCACGACACGATTTAGGTTTCCCATTGGTACTATGAGCAAAACTTCCGAAAGTATTGTCGTAAACATAATTATCGATAGCCTTATATATTTCTTCTTCCGTCCATTTTCTGTTTAAAACATCATTAATATTTATACCAAATCCGGATTCTTTTTGCCAATCTATTTTTGTTCTGTTTATTTTAGCAAACACTCCTTTCTCCAACGCTTCAAACATTTTTACCGCATCAGAATAAGTATCGGTGTCCCGTCTTTTATGTACGGCCATTTCCCCGGTTGCGTGCGCGTTCCAGTATGAAATGAATTTATTTTCGGGTAATTCCGGTTGCTTCTCTTTTGTTTTTTTAGGTTTAGGCTGTTGTTGAGACGGAATTTGGGCCTGGGTCTGCATAGATTTTGGGGCTGGGGCGGCGGACGGCATATCTAACTTAAATTCTTTTTTTTCGGAAGGGGTGTTATCTTTGTTTTCGGGAAGTTGTTTGCTTTCTTTTCCGAAAGATATTTTATCCGATCCATTTTTTGGATCGGTATCAGTATCTTTAGATACTGCACTTGAAGCATTAATACCAACACTTGAAGCATTAATACCAACACTTGAAGCATTTCCCCTTTGGGAATCCTCCCCTTGGGTTGATCCACCCTCCCGATTACTTGGTAGACTGGTTATAACCTTTTCTACTGTGGATTTTTTAAATATATAATTTAATTTAATATAATAGTGAAGTTGACCTAGAGGATTTCTATATTTAATATCCTCAATTAAACCTAAATCAATTAATATTTTTTTATTAGACCTAACCCAATCAACTGATCGTTTTAATCCTGCGGCTGCGTATTCTGTAGTACATTTTGGTTGATTTGTTTTTTGCCATTTAGCTGTATAATAATAAAAAGTATAAAGAGAAATTAAATCAGTAGGATTACTTTGTTCTAAAAATAAATCAAGCGTTTGTTTTGATAATATTATTAATTCGTTTTCAATAAAGTTTTGATCCATTATATTACCTCTTGGTTTAATATAGGTTCGTATATTTTATATTTACAATTTTTAGTGTATTCTTCGTAATATTTATTACATAATATTTTATCATTTTTTATAAATTCTTCTGAAATGATTGAATATAATTCTTTAAATTTATTTAAACATTCTATTGAATCAGTTGTTTCGTCTGAATGTGTATGAATGTAAAGATATTTTGGATCGTTAAATAAATATTTTAATCCATTAAAATACCAATGATATTGACTATGAATTTTAGATGGAATTGCAACTAAATTACATGGTTCATTGTTATTATGGTTATGGTCTAAATGGTGGACATGATACCCTTTAGGAATATTTCCATAATATTCTTTATAGACTTTAATATAATTTTGCATAGATTTTGTTTTTAAAAAAGAAAAACTCATAATATCAATAAGAAGCCTTGTGAGCCTCTAACAGGGGAAAAGCATTGATATTATGAGTTTTTATAACGATTTTTTAGATCGTTTGTGTTATACCCTGTTAATATTACACAATCGTTCTAAAAATTCATCTCGCACATAGCAAGAAACAACTTCACAACCAATATATATACTACTAGAATAAAAAGCAATCATTTTTTTAAATTATTTACCACTTCTATCACTTTATTTAATTTTAAAATAAAATCTTTTACAGAAATAGATTCATTTTCTGACAGTTTTTCAATTTCTTTTTCTTCTTTCACACGATAATCAACATGATCCCAATCCCAATGTGGTTCTATAATTAAACTCCAGTAGTTGCTCATTTTGGTTTTCATTTCTATTTCTTTCCCGTCTACAAATGCTTGCATTACTTCAATCTGTTCTTTTGTATTCATATCTTTACCTCATTTTTGTTTAAAATATTTAATATTTTTGTATTATCATCAAACATTAAATCTAACCTTTTCTGATTATATTTATGTGTTATTTCTATTCTTTTTTGTAAAGTATTTATATCAATTTCTCTTAATCTTGATCTTAATTCAATTTCTTTTTCTATATCATTCATACTCTCGCCTCGTTTTTTTATAAATCTTTTTTATCTATAGTTAATACTATTCTTGCATCTTTATAAGCATGTAATCTATATGAAGTACCATCAAAAGATGTTATATATCCGAATTTCCATAAATCAATTGCCGGTTGAAAGGGGTTACTCTCTTTTTTATGGTCGATATATTGCCATTGTTTAATATTAGGGAATAACGAGGATATATAAGCCCCCACGGAATCCCACACGGAAGTCCTCACGGAATCCCTCACGGAAGCCCACACGGAATCCCACACGGAAGCCCACACGGAAGCCCACACGGAAGCCCCCACGGAAGTCCCCACGGAATCCCTCACGGAAGCCCACACGGAATCCCTCACGGAAGCCCCCACGGAATCCCTCACGGAATCCCTCACGGAAGCCCACACGGAAATCCAATCTTTTATCAATTTAATTAATTTTTTTTCTGATAAATTTTTAGGTTCAAAAGTAAATGGATTTATAGGGAATAAAATTTCAGATAATTTATATCCTAGTTTATTTTCTACATGTTTTGCTTTTTGTTTAATTATATTTAATGGAATTTCTTTGATAAGTTCAAAATATTCGTATCGACATTTATATTGATTTATTTCAACTTTTTTCCCTGACACTTCACATTCGAAAACTTTTCTGTCTGGTCTAAATGAATATGGTAATCCATCTATTTTCGTTGCATAAAATCCATTCGAACAATCATTATTTGGATTATCGTCAAAATTATCACAATGATATTTTTTATTTAATTCAAATTGGAAATCTTGAAATGGACTTCTTAAATCTGTATTTAATACTTTTAATCGTTTCATATTTTTACCTCATTTTTAATTTAATTCCTAATCTTCTTGCTTCCATGTGTATGTCCCAGAAACAACCCTGGCACACTGCCATTAAATTATCTATCTCATGATTCGTATTATCTCTGTCTTTATGATATATTTTTGCGACTTGATCGTTCCCACATTTTTCGCATATATAATCAACCTGTTCGAAACGGATCTTTCTATTCCTTTTCATTTTGGAATGATTTTTATATTGTGAGTTCCCGCCATTCCATCTGTGATTTTTATTACCCACCATATTGATCGTTCTTAAATCTATGGTTAAATCTGTTGATAGTTTGTTATCTATTCTCCGTTTATGTTGAGAACAATATATACTTTTAGAATGAATACTGTTATTGCAACCTTCAATCTTGCATTTGTATAGAGCTCCGCAATCTATAAATACTCTGCTATAATAATGAGAATGGCAATATCCTTTAGCATAATATTTTTTGTCGCAGCCTTCTACAGAACATTTTTTGATTTGTTTTTCATTCATATAATTTGTTTTTATAATACCAGCCCGGACTTCCACCGGTTGTCGGATTACCTTGCGCTTGAGTTTTCCGTCTGCTTACTCGGTTAGCCCTTTCTGCGTACATCCTCCGAAGTGTGCATTGTTAAGAGGCATCGCAGGATAAGCAAACTTTTCAGTTGCACCTGTCACCGAAATGAACAGTGGGATAATACCAGACCGGGAGAGGTGTACACTGGGACGCAAGCGACCCGCTCTCCCGGTAGAAAATCTATTCCCGGAACCATTTCGGATTCACCCGGGACCAAATACCGTTTTAGAATTATCTTTCAGAAATCTTTAAGGAAGAGTAGTTTCCCTCTTTTGAGGCTTGTTCTTCTCGTATATCTTAATCGAATATTCAGGAAGGCTTGAATAGCAGTCAAGTTCTGCTCACTTCCTACTGTTGCCGCGAATACGGATACGGTCAGATTTTATTAGCGGATAAGTGAATTGCACACTTGTAGGAAGCGTATGAGGCTTCTGACTGAGCTTCTAGTCTAATCCGCGATCTTACTTTCTAGTTGTAACATATATAATGTTACAATGCAAACAAAATGTTATAAATTGCCGGTCTATCCCGGCGGTCTTAGGCCACTGCCATCCGACATGTATCGGAGTCCAACTTTAATCCAAGTCCGGTAAATCTTTAAATTTAATAATTATAAAATTTAATCTAATAGTGTTATGTTTTACAGGTTCTTTTCCTTATGCTACCGGCTTCGGTCTAGGAACCGCATGTTGAACCTCCTATCTTTTTATTTTCCTTCACTGATAAGAAGCGACAATTTATTGTTATTTATAATATCTTTTTAAAAACATCCCTCTCTTCCTTATCCTATTGCTATGACCTGCTATATGCCGGTCAAAATTTCAGAGAGGGATGTCAATTCTGCAATATTAAAGAATTAGCAACTCTTCTTGGGTGCTGGCTTCTTTGTGCCTTTCTTCGGCGTTGCCGCTTTTTTGGCCATCTTTTAAACTTGCCTCCTGTATTAAATTTTAATCTATATTAAAATCGCTTATGCGATTTGTTTTCGGAAAAGGGTGCCCGGAGTTTTTAAATTTAAAAAAGGGGTGATTTTTTCAAAGTGGGCACCCTTTGTTGGTAAAAACCAATTTACACCAAGAGTTTAATCACTCTACTCCAATATTAACATGAAGCCATTGTAAGTCAAGCAAAATTTCTTTTATATCATTATAACGTGAATTTTTAACAAGAAACTTAATATTTTTTTATTTTATTAAAAATTATTTTTCCCTCTTGCGTCCTGCCTAACGTCTACTGTGAAAATTCCGAGCTTAGTTTGAAAATGATTAAGTACCTGGATCCTATCATCAATCCACCCCATTACATTGTAATAAGGTTCTATTTTACTCCTATAAATTTCTTCTTTTACTATAGAGTCTTTTCTGTAATCTCCGGTAGTCCTCATAAAAAGATCAGTAAATAGCACAGAATGTAACTTAAAGAATTCTTCAGTCACTTGTCTATCCTTTTCCTCTCTCCCGGAACATATGATTATGGGATATCCTGCCTTATAAAGAGCTTGCACTATGGTTATAACAGGAATAATAGGAATATCTTTAATAGAGGTAGTTAAATCAAAGATCCCGCGATCTTTGTGTTTATGAGAAAGAGTTCCATCACAATCCACACAAAAAGCGTTTATTTTATTTGGATCATAAGTAAAATCATAGCAATCTCTTTCCGGTTTGGGTTCTGATGTGTTGTTTATAGGATAATCTATAAGCATCTGCTCTAAAAGTTCTTTATTCTTTTCCCATGTATCCCTTATAACTCTTTCACCAATTTTAAATTCTCTTTGCTTATCTCTTTGTATAGCCAGGTCAAGAGTTATAGGAAAATATTTGTATTCAATGATTATGCCCGGAGATACGGACCATATCCACTCTATGAATTTTTCTCTTCTTTCGACATTAAGATTTTGCTCATCTAAAATAATATTAAAAGTTGTGTTCTTTAATAGATACTCAATTTGCTGCCGGTAAAGAGTGTCTACTATCTTTTCATTGGTTTTATTGAAGTTATAGCTAGTTGTTGTAAATCTTAAATCGTCACGGGATAGTCTATAAGTATCTTTGTGGTCCTTTACATATTGTTTACTCCAGGTACTTTTCCCTGATGCAATTATTCCGATTGTTAATGTAACTTTTCTATTGTCCATACTTATACTCCTTCCACGCTATGCATGGCTTATTATTTAATCCGCAAATCATTATATCATTCTTTTTGATGCATTTGCATATATTCCAATAGACCTCTTTTCGTTCATCTGTACATTTAGTATAATCCGGATAGTCAGATTTTTTCCAAAAAGATTCATAAGTATTTATAAGAATATTATTAACGAATTCTTTATCGACACTATGAGGTAAATATGTATTTTTATATGCGTTTTCTAATATCACTTTATCCATATTTTCCGCATATTCAAGAAGTTTGTCATAAGACCATTTTCCGTTTCTTATGTCAAGAAGTTCAGTGGCGTCAGGTCTTTTAATATTAACTTTCCCTTCGATAAGGATTTCTTTTCCCATTCGGAGGAGCCTTACTAAATGCATTGCATGTTTCGTGTCATAGTTAAAATTATTTTCTAATTCATGCCGAGTTTCATTTCGATTCTCTTTCCAATTCTTCCATTTGTTATATTGGTCTAAAGCTTGATTAAATTCATCTTTAGCAAAAAATAATAGTCCCTGGAATTCTGCTTTTAAACTTATATCCTCTTTAAAATAGAAAGTGCAATTATCGTTATCAAACCAACCTTTCCCATTTTGTAGACCCCCTATTCTCCATACTTTAAATATTGTATTGGTTTCGTGTGTAAGAAAAAACACTTTACTTTTTGATTCGATAACAAATTTTTCTTTTGTAGTGTAACCACTTTCAGAATTTATAAACCTGCAATAATCAATCATTTCCGGTTTGTTTTTGAATTCACCGACTAATTCTCTTGATAACCATTTAGAATGTCCTTTGACTCTTTTAAGTTGAGACATTGCATATCCGGAATATTTAAATCTTGCTATTGAGGCTAAGAATTTTTTATTATCTTTTCTGATATTCCAGTATTCTTCTGTTGCAAAAATAATATCTTCTTCATCACAAAACATTAATTCTGCCATATTAGGATTATTTTCTGCGATAAGATTTATTGCTTTTGATAGTTCATATATAACTGTATCATTAGTCGTATTTTCAAATTGTTCTATATGATCATTACCGAGAATGTTTCTTTTCTCCCCAATAAATATACCTCTTATATCCATATCTGAGGTGGGGGTGTTTGTACCGTATGCATGAGATCCGGATACAGTTAAAAAGATTAAATTTTTTCTTATATAACCTTTTATTTTATTGTCATATCCAAGACTATTAATAACCCCATTCTTGTTTAAGTTATATTTGTTCATTTTTTGTCTCCTGACTATCTTCGATATTTTCTTGTCCTTTATCAAGTTCTTCAGTTTCTCGTTGCAAAAATTTAAAGCTCTTTAGTTTGTAAGCTTCAAAGTCAAGGGTATCTAATTTTCGGATAACAATTCCCTCGTAAGGCACGGCATTTTTGCAAATATCGCAGTCTCTTTCAATATTAAATTCATCTCGTAAAAATTGAATAAAATATTCTCTCCAGTCTTCATGAATAACACAATAATCATCTTCGTTTTTCTCTTCATAAAAGAGTTCAAATAATTCTTCTATTGTTCCTTTGTATAATTCAATAACCGGCTTTAATACTCTTTGTTTACACCACATTTGAAGCTGGTCTGCGCTAAATATCAAATTTTCCTGGTACACAATTATAATCATAGCCCTTCTGGACAAAGCTATTATCACTAAGATAACCCACTATTTCAAAATAAATAGTCATGCCTTTTTCTAAAAATTCTTTTAAGGAGTCGGCACCTTTCTTCCAAATGTCCTCGTTATAATAATGCTGAGTTTTATTTATATCATCATTTTTTATAACTTTCCGGGATGCGTGAATATAATCATAGTAAGTGGTTTGTAAATTCAGTCCGGATTTAAGTAATAATTTTTGAAATATGTTAAGCTTTTTATTACAAAGGATATGGCTCGCGATTGCTGATGTACCATGGACCTTTACTGAGATTTGAATAGGCGTATCTAAATCAAATTTGTCTAAATTTCTTCCTAATTGTTCGGTATCTGCGTGGAAGCGAAATTGATCGGGAACAATTTTAGAAACTTTTGCTTTTTTACCTTGTTTGTTGTGCTGCCCCTGAGTTCTTATAGGTATGGTATATTTTTCACATACTTTAACACCGTTTATGTGATCAAAAGATTGTCCTATAAAATCTCTTATATCTTCATCAAGAATTAAGTTAGGAATTGCATATAAACTACTGGTCGGCATAAATAAACCCTCGCTCTTATTTCCGCGGAGTTTAATTGCCCGAATTCTGCCATTTAATTCGAAAAAGCTAGATTTTGTTTGATCAAGATTTAAAGTTTTATCCCGGTATAAATTATTTCCTCTTAAATAATCCGGGGACAATTTACTTTCTACCGGGAAGAAAATACCAATATCACCTATTTTAACATCTTTAGAGATAATTACATGGCAACCATTTATAGATGTCCCCACGATATTATCACATTTTTCTAATGGTATAATATTTTTAATTTGTACTATTTGAGCGCTGTAATTGATGTTTTCTTGAACTGAAAGTTCCATATTTTTCTCCTCTTTAATTTATTGTAGACCCTTCCGGAACGATAATATTAGATGGTTTAGTCCTATTATTTAACAATTCCATTACTTCTTCCTGGAGTACCTGATTCATTTTTATTATATCAATTAAAAAACTTAATAAATCTAATTCTGTTTCCGGTTCCTGATGTATCAATACATTGTAAAAAGAATGGAGAACAATATTATCTTCAAATAGCTTTTGAATTGAAGGATCACTCATCCGTTTTGTATATAAATCATTTAAAATATCTTTTACTTGCATGATATCTCCACAAATAGATTTAATGTATCTTCAGGGATATCTGGTAATTCGGCTTTTGCAAAATATCCTAAATATCCTTCTCTTGTTTTGGTTTTATCAAATTTATTGCTTGGTACAAATTGACCTTCTGTAACACCTATCAAACCATTAGATATTTTTTTTACATCTAATAAATACATTTCAGGTTCTATTTTATAATCATCTTTATAATGCATACCCATAGAACCAAGATGAGGATCTCCATAAAACCAATATTTGCCTTCTTGTTTAGGGAATTTATCTGTCCATTTCATCTTTATTCTCCTATAATTTTTTTTACTAAATCTTTACCTTCTTTCATAGACAACTGCCCTGGGTCTATTCCTTCCTCGGATAAACATAGAATTTCAACTTCTACACCAAGTCCCGCGAGAGCATTTCCGAGCTTGTCTGCTTGTTTCTGTGCTAAATATTCACTGTCGAAAAGCACGGACACCTTCTTAAAATTTGTTAATAAATATACTTGTTTATCTGTGAAACCGACTCCAAACGTGGCGACAGCTCTATCACCTAAAGCCCAAACATCTGTAATCCCCTCTGTAACGATCACATGCCGCTTATCCGTAGCATCGTAATTATAGACAATATCTTTATAATGAATAACTTCATCAACCTCAGCACAGGATTTGTACCTGAGCTCACTACCGCCGCTATAATCTCTGCCTTGGTAACTTATCAGCTTTTTATTAAAATAAATAGGAATTATTATCCGAAATTTATAAGCTCCGGAAGTCCCAGTTGCCCTCAACCCATATTTCTTAATAAGATAGTCTGGATCAAACCCTCGCTTTCGTAAATATTGTTTTGGTCGTTCCCCAAGATCCATTGCTTCTTTTGGTAAAAAACATTGTGTATTCCTGGGTTTTTCTATCCTTCTTTCAAGATAAATATCCCTTGCATCTGGGTTCTTTTTATATTTACGGTTAATCTTCCACCATTGCTCTTTGGTTAAAGCAAAAATAACATCATCAAGAGGTATATATGAACATCTCCAGCAAGAGAAGAAGTTCTTTTCTAAATGAATAGAGCCATGAAAATGCGTATCCTCCCCGGCTTCGCAGTTCGGGCATGGGACCAACAACATGCTGCGTCCTGCTGCTGTCTTAGCGTCATAAGGGATATTATAATCCTCGAATAGTTGTATATAATCGTATTGTGGTGGCATAGATTATCCTGCGTTAAAAGAAGCTAAAATTATTCCGTATCTTTGTTTTACATTTGCTTTCCCAATTTCTGTGCATGTGATTGAAGATTTTGTTTTAGCCCATGTATTAAAATAATTTCCATTTTTTGTTTCTTTAAAAGGTTTTCCATCGGGGCAAATATTCTTAGCTTCTTCTTCATTCTCAGCGCATACAATACAGCTATCGTATGTATCATAACCATTATTATCGTTTTGTTCTAATAAATAGATTCTCATTCCCATAATTATTTCTCCTGTTCATAATAAGATGGCGGATCAGCATTTGTAACATTTTCAGGATGAATATTAAATTCATCTAATATTTGCCAGATAGCATTTTGTTTCGCTTGCAAAGTATTTGATTGCACTGCATCTGTAGCGATTCTTTTAATTCTTTCTAGGTCCATAATTATTTCTCCTTTATAAAAATATATTCCCGTTTTCTTTGTGGCATACAAAATCATCATTTAACATTTCATACCATTTCTCGGAAGTAGTTTTATTACTTCCAAAAGTACTCGCGTTATTTTCGCACCAATTACATAATTCTTTTAATGTTGGAAAGACAGGGGAAATAGGGCTACCTTCAGTAGTAGTTTCCCATAATTGATAACCGTCACCTTCAGGTGGTTCAAATTCTTTCCATTCCTCATGAAGTTTTTTTATTTCTTCTGATTGCCAAATCTCACCCTCTCCTTTACAATATTTACATGTTCCATAGATCCCTAGATGTTTAGCCCTTGCTTTTACACATATCCAACTATTCAAACTGTCATGTCCGAACCCGTTTATTGCCCATTCATTCACTTCTTCTGGAGTAGGAATATAACCATTATTATATGGTAGCCAACTATTTCCACCATTTTTTATTTTCTGTTGAACAATTTTTCTTTGTTCCTCGTTAATAGGGATTCTTGTAAAATCCCATAACCTTTCGGCATCTAATAAAGCTTTTACTTCAATTTCCGTTAAATGGTATTGCCATGCTAAATTGTTATACCTTTTCCCGTTACCTAGATTAGTCCATTCTGTTTTATCTAAAGAATACCATTCATCCTTTAGTTTATTTGTTGCTGAATTTAAACCAGATCCGTTGCAAGATTTACAATGTTGCGAATAATACGGATTTAAATATCCTTTCCAAACTTGATGCTCCGGCCAAGAAAAATTTAACAGAACTCTTTTTAATTCTCTTCCCATAATTTTTTCTCCTCCTTTATATTATTTTAAATTTTTTTCTAAACATTCCAAATAACGTATTTCAGTTGTTCCATCATTATTCTGCAATAAATATTTTGTTTCGTTATGCATTATTGATTCCCCACAATAAGAGCATTGAAAATTATTTTCCGGAATATGGATAAATTTAATTTCAGTTTCTATCATCTTCTTTTCTCCTTTAAATTATTTTAAAATTAACTTCTAAATCTTTAACTAATACTATTTTACAATCAAGCAATCTTTCTAATTTCTTCATAGGCTTATTGATAATATCTTCAATATCCTTTTTAAGAATTTTGTAGCTTTCCGGATTTATTTCTATCAAATATACTTTTTTATTTTCATTTGATTTTTTATATCCATTGTCTATGTCCAGAATAGATTGAGTTATTTGATCTAAAAGTGTTTGATCTAATTCCATATATTAGTCCTTTTTAAATATTTCATCAAATTCTATTTTTCTTAAATGAGTCCACCAATTATATAGTTCTCCGGTATTAAACATCACTGCATATTGCCCTGGCTTCGGTCTACACGGAATGTGATCTGCTCTACAATATCCAATTGCATATTTTCTTAACAATACTTTATTCTCTAATAATGCAACTGTTCTATGAGCAACCTTAAATATATTCCAAATAGATCCATTGCGCCATGTAAGCCAATCAAATAATTGTGAATTTAATCTTTCAATCATAATTTAATCCATTATAAGAGAATGTTTTATATACCCTTCTCTAAAAGCAGCATTTAATAAGAATGTTGTATTCTTTGCGTCAATTTCAAGAATAAACACTTTTATTTTTGTTTCTTCATAATAAACAAGACTACAGAATGAACTTATTCTTTCGTAAGAATAAGGTTGTGGTATATCTTTTATATTCATATTAATTCTCCATTACTTTGTTGTTATATAACAAACAAACATCCAAACAATTATTTCTACAAACAATATCACTATAAGAATCATGATATCGATACCAGATTTTTCTTTCTGCCCTGATCTGTTCAATTGATTTATTGTCAATGCTTCCGATTGCGTTTCCCTGTTCTCTCATATAAATAATGCAAGGGAAGTGATAATTACTTAAAATAACCATATCATCTTTTACTAAATGACATTTATGGCAATCTTCTTGAGATAATCCCCGGACATGGCGGCCATTCTTAATATTGTTTAATCTGTAATTTAATATAGGATATTTAGTTTCAATATCAATATTTAATTTTTGATTATATTGTGCCGAGGGAATTATCCTTATATCTGAAACTCCTAAGTTTGTTGCGTAATCAATTATGGATTTCAATTCGGTTATATTTCTGTCATCTAATACAACTCCAACAGTGCAATATGTTTTTTTAGACAAATACTTTATAACTTCTGAAATATGATCGAATGATGAATTAGTACCAGCCATTTTATCCGCAGTAGAAGAACAACAAGCATCCAACGATATAGAGAAGTCATTTACCCCGGCTTCAAACAATTCATCATAATATTCAATAGAAGCGCTTCCGTTTGTTGATAAAGCAATGTGTTCTATTCCACATTTAGCATTAGTATATTTTACTAATTCAATCAAATTTGGCCATATTGTAGGCTCCCCACCAGAAAAACGAATATTATGCAAATTAGCTTTTGACCATAGATTTACAATATGCTTCGCTTGATCTAATGTTATATCTCCACGCAATTCTTTTTTAATTCCCCGGCAGTATTTACATTTGAAATTGCATCTATCGGTTAGTATTAATTCACATCGTTGCAAATCGCTTTCCCAGGATACATTTTCTGCTCTTTTATCTGATAATGTATAAAATCCTATGTCTTCAAGTTTCATATGTTTAGTCCTTTAATTTTTTAACTTTATATCTTTCTTTATCAAAACTATCTTTTCCTTCTTTTTCAGCAGATTCGATTTGATATTTATAAAAATCATTCCATTGTTTATCATCAGATAATTGTTTTAATCTATTTTGTAAGTCTTCGAACCTTTTATTATAATAATCAATAGAATTCTTTAAAGAGTTACGATGCCAACTTATATTAAATTTAGCCATGTATTAATCCCTGTTGATTCCTTAATTCTATAATATTGAAGTACCTTTCATATTTAGTGAAAGGATAAAATATGAAAAATTCCTATAATCGGATTTAGATTTAGGTCTTCTACTAAATCGTTCATTATGTTTTTCTGTGTATTGTTTATAAGCTTCTTCTAAAGTAATTGCTTTAATTTGCTTTTTCTCGTTATAATTATCAATCATACTCATACCTCCTTATTTTTATATTTATCTATTAACAATGTTAATAAACTTTCATTGTCCGGGGAACCACCGTCCATAATAGCAGTGATAACCTTTCTCTTTTGGTCTATAATCTCTGCCATTGTTTCATCAATTGTGTTTAATCCTAAAAGATAATAAACATTAACACAATCAGCCTTTTGCCCAATCCTATGTGCGCGGTCAATTGCTTGGTCCATTTTAGCCGGGACCCAACTTTGCTCTATGAATCCGACATGTGAAGCGGCAGTTAAAGTTAATCCCATTCCCGCTGCCTCGATGTTGCCGCAAAATAACTTAATCGTTTTATCATTTTGAAATTTATCTACTGCTTCCTGTTTTTGTTTTAAACTATCCCTGCCATCTAATTTTACCCCGACCGTTCCAAACTTATCCATAAGAGTATCGATAGTCTGATGATGAGTAGCGAATAGAATCAATTTTTCATCTGTTTCAAGAAAATCTTCAACCCATTCAATAACCTGCCTCATCTTCCCTTTAACAGATAATTGTTTTAACTTCTCAAATTTTACTAATGTTTCTGCCATTGTGGCCTTATGAGCATTTTCTGGGCCTTCTGTTTCGTGTATATAGTCAATAATATCTTTTTCTGCTCTATCGTATTCATCTCTATTATCTAATTCAAATGGAATCATAGTGTAGAGTTTTTCCGGTAAATCTTCCATAACATCTTTTTTAAGCCGTCTTATCATGAATGATGAAATTAATATTTCATGTAATTTTTCAACATTACTTGCACCTTTATATTGAAATCCGAATCCGTTATGCTCCGGGGCACAAAATTCCTGAGCGAATCTGTAATAGTTTGGAAACATTTGCGGATTAAGTAAATTTAGAGCTACAAATAGCTCCAGGGGTCTCGATAAAATTGGACTTCCAGTTATCATTATAATATGATCAACCCCTTTTGTAAGATATTTAGTTGCTCTTGTCCGGTTTGCTTTTGGATTTTTTATTGCTGTACAATTATGTACTAAAAATCCGTTTGCGTAATAAGAAGGATGATTACTTATATGGAGGTTATATACTCTTGTATTTCCTGTAACACAATTTGTAGGCTCCCCATTACTTTTTTGTTTGTAAATCTCAATACTTTCCACCCTAATTGATTCATGAATATTTCTTTCTTCTTGTCTTTTATTTGAATAGTTTTGTCTAAATGACTGTTCCCGTCTACTTCTATCCATATTTTTAATAAAGGATTTGCAATATCTAATTTGTAATGATTGGGATAACCTTCGATTCTTTTTGTTTTTGTTGGAAAAATATATTCTATTTTCCATGGCTCTCCTAAAGCTACCCAAAGAATGCGTTGTGGAAGAGGGAACTCTCTGCCATTTCCTCCTTTGGGTTGTATCTTTTTTAAAGGGTGTCCATATTTCTCCCAATACTCCTTTAATTTCTGTCGAACTTCTGGTTGTAACATGGGATTTTTCTTCCCCATGCGTTTCATACGTTCTGAAGTCTTTAAAGCCACTTCTGGATGTTTTTTGTACATATCTTTTATAATCTGAGAACGTCTTTCGGACGGTAATTTTTGCTTCATTTTTAATATTATATCCGGTTGACTCATTCTCCATTTCGCTGAACAAGATGTCCCGCAAAATCGCCTGTTTTTTAAATCTTTTGTTGTATGTATTATGAATTCTTTCCCACAACCTTGGCAAATCTTTATGGGAAATATTTTTGTTAATTTTAAAGAAATTTTCTTTTTGACATCTTCTCTTTTGTTGATATTTATAGTCGCACATTTTCTGCAACAAAATTTTCTTGTCACTTTTCTTTGAAATCCTTTTCCACATTCTTGGCAAATTGAATTCTTCATCATCTTGTCCTTTAAGCTCTGATATTCTTAAATCACTGTCTATATCTAATATATTAAAAATATCAGAGCGTGACAACAAATTTTTATTTGTACAATTATTTGCATAGACCCAACCTTCTGTTGTAAAAAAGGGATGGTTAGGAGTACATATTATTTCTTTTTTATTTGATAATTTTAATTTAATCAATTCTTGAGTTTCTTTTATAAATATATCTTTTATAATTCCGATTCCAGTTGCATTATAAACAGCATCTCCTGTTTTTAAATCTTTTATATTTTTTTTACCAGTTGGAGTATCAATTAATGTCCCTTCAGGGAAACATTCATCTGCAATAATAATTTTAGGATTTATACCCACTAGTGCGTCTAAATAACAACTTAATACATCATAATTAATAATAAATATGTCTTCATTCCTTATAATATCTTGAGTTCCCTTAATTATTTTAATTTTACCTTCTAACCCCCATTTTTCGGCCTCGCGGAGCCAAGTGATTTTTAAAGTTGCGGGCGGGATTATAATTGCTGGACGTAATTCTGGGTGTAATTTTAAATAAGCGATTGCTTGCTGTGTTTTACCACAATTATGAACAATTACTCCATTAGCAATAAAATTTCTATAAGGGTCTTCCATAACTATATCGTATGTATCTATTATTCCATAAGGTATAATAGATATTATTTTTTCTTCTTTTGGAACAGTTATCACTTCAGATCCACTATGATGTATAAAATTTTTAAAATGATTTTCTGTTTTATGTATTTTTTTATGCTCTGATTTAGTACATAATTGTAAATTTTCTAATCTATTGTCATCCCGTATTCCATTAATATGATGTATTTCTTCTGTTATATTTATATATCTACCTAAATATTTTTCCATTATATAAATATGTTCTAATAATCCACTGGAAGAATATCTTGGATGACTATGATAATCACTTCCGGTTAAATAAATATACCCATCATTACCTTTTGTTCTTTTATGAGAGAATTGATTTAAATTAAATCTTAATTCCTTATACATGCATGATTTACAATATCCTTTAAATTTAGCGTAAGGATAAGTAATTATATCTTTGTCTGACCCGCAAATTGGACAAATATTAGTCCCATTAATAAGAACGGCATCTCCTAGTTTTAATTTTTGAATTTCTATATACCCATTCGGGGTAAAAATTTTATGATCTGGAGTTAGACGTAATGTTTTAGATTCTGTTTTTAATTCTAAACATTCTTTTTTACCTGAATAAATAATTTTTTTAATTTGATTCAAACCAATTCTATTTTCTTTCATACAACGAGTATTGGTAATAATATTTTTATTCCAGTTATGTCGTTTACTTGTTTCTAAATTATTAAATTTAATATAGGCATCTTTTAATTTATATTTCCTTGTTATACCCCCACGATTGATACTTATTATAGCTTCTCCATCAATACATCCGGGTTCGTCCGCCAGTAATACCCGGCCATTCAGACGTTCAATCATCTTCAAACCTTCTACCTGATAAGGGAACGGTTTTAGTTCTGTGTTCTCTATCTTCACTTCCGGGAGTTCTCTCGCATTCTCCTTCTCCCAATCCAAAATCCCCCGATCTAATTCAAACCCCATCTGTCTTAATTTATTCACAGTGTACGCATTTAAAGGTGCTCGCCATATCTTCTCGCTGGTAAATTCCCTCCCCGGAAAGGCTTTAACTTCTCCCAGTATCTTTTTCCATTCCCCCTCCGGTGCCTTAAATTCTATGTAGATATAGTTCTCTTTTAAAGTTGTTTTTTTAACAATATACTGTTTATAATCATCCATAGGAATAGGAATTTTACTATAATCAATTCCGTATCGAGACAGTTGTCCCTTGTATTTCTGCATAACTTTATATATTGCGTTAGCGTCTCTATAAGTCCACTTAATATTCTTATATTTGTCCCGGATAAATGAGGCATCAAATTTGTTGAAACCTTTGCCATCATCCGTTTTTGCGTTATCACATACAACTAATAATGCCCTTACAGCGTGCCTCAATTGAGGATATTCTTTTGTATTTTCCATAGTTTAGTTTGTTATTTTAGATTATTGGTTATATCATTATAACGGTTTTTTTCATAAAAAAAGCCAGCAATTTTTATTGCTGGCTTAAAAAAGTTAAATTATTTTATTTCTTTTTGCCTTCCCATATATCAGTTAATATGTTCTTTAACCCTTTGTTTTCTATTTCTTTTGATGTCTTATTTAAAGATTTTCCACATTGATAAAAACAAAAGAAAATTAAGATTAAAAATATTACTGTTAAAACGCTTAATAATGAAGGTCTCTTCATACTCTTTACCCCTTTTTTTAAATTTAAAATATAAGTCATTATAGACTTACACAGTCCCCGGTATAAATCCGGGGATAGTGTAAATTCATATCCTTAAATCTTTTCGTATTCTGTTGATTGCTTTTTGATTTCTTAGATAAGAATCATCTTCAATATGTTTGAAATAACGATATTCTATTACTTTTTTATCTATAAACACAAAAAGTTTATAAATATATTCAATCAAAATGCAACCTGCAATTACGATAAAACTGATAATTAAACCGACTAATAAATCTGTCATAAAAGTTCTCCTCACTAATTAAAAGCTACTGTTTGCGACTGTTTTAAAAATTTCTGCATCTCCTGGAAACTCATTAAAATACGATCCCGCTTCCAATTCAGACTTTTACGCAAATATCTGAATAGCATTAACTTTGAAATTCTTTTGTTATCCTTAACCGGAAAAGGCTGAACTTTAAATAATGCTTGTGGAGGATTAAAAACAATATCAGTAAGTTGTTTGACATCCCGGCTTAAATTCTGAAATGTCGCGTCAAGAATAGGACTCATATTACAATATTGTTCTTTTATGTCGCCGGAGTTCTCATTTAAAACAAGTTCTGACAATTGTTCCCCTCTGCCCTGAACATATTCAAATAAGCGCCAATGTAATGAACTTGCTAAAAAACTTTCAAACTTCCCTGTTTTTAGCGGGTATTTTTCAGCGCAATACATAAATACCATATTGGCCTCACTTTTTAGTTCGTCTATATCCAAATGTTTATTTGAGGAATAGACTTTTGACACGGTTCCATTAATAATTGGCTTCACTTTTTCATACAGTTCTTCATACATATTTTTTACCCTCTTTTATATTAAATTTAAACTAACTAAAAATTAGTTTACTGAATAGCTTAAAAATATAAGCTAAACAGTAAATCAACTTTTATGAATTTCCGGTTAATCCTTGTTTAATTAATTCGGATTCAAATTGATTATTTGTAATCATTAAATCGAATTTTATTTTTGCTTGTTCATAAGTTCTGAATAAACCGTTTGAACAAAAAGGACTTTTTGTAGTTTCATAAACTGCCCACTCTATACAGTTGCTATATGGCGGTTTAATATGAATCAAATTTACAAAACTTCCGTCTTTAAAATTAGCATATTCTATTAATGGACTTTTAAAAACTCTTTTTGGTAAGGCTGAATAACTCATAGTATTTCCCCTTTCTATAATTTGTAAGTCATAAATAGACTTAAGAAAAGCCCGGACGATTCCGGGCAAGACTTAAAGACTACTCTTTAATCTTGATAAGTTGATTATAATAGTGATCAATAACAGCGATATCTTTTGTGATTGATTCTGCATAGATATTTGCATTGCATGGGTCGCCGGAAAAGTCTTCAATTTCTTTATAGCTGTCCGATCCTTCTACATCAAAGTCAACAATTATAGCGTTTAATTCCTTCTTTGAATTGGTGAATACCCATTGAATTAAACCGCCTTCAATTCCGATAACTATGTCTGCGCTTTCTTCAGATTCAGAAACAACCGGCAATTCTTCAATGATTTTAGCTTCGCCGACCTGATTCCCGTTAAAATCAATAAAAGAATATTTGTCGTTGAGATTATCCGCGTTCATTACAATAGAATTGCAATATCTTGTCAAAATTCTTTTGACCTCATCTTGTGGATTATCTCCGAACGCTGCATTATCAAGATTGATATTAATTTGTAGTTCCATAATACATCCCCTTTTTATAAAATTTTAGCTTTTAAAAAAGCTATGCCAGCCGTCAATTAACGGCAAGCATAAATCTTTTAATTTCTTCCAGCTATCATAATCCCTTGAGGATTATAACAGCCTTTTACCCGGATAAATGGAGTTTGCGATTTATCGGTAATATTTCCAAAATCGTCTATAACATGATTAGTGAAGTTTTTATATCATTCTTTAAATTCGCTCTGAGTAGCTTTTCGCTCTACTCCATTTTCATTGATCCAGTATTTAGCTTTATTGATTTCCATAAATTCTCCCTTTTTATAATATTTAAAGTGTAATAAAAACACTTTGAAAAATACATCCCTATAATAGCGGATGTATAAATCAAAGGATTCTTTAAATACAATTTTCTTGTATGTATTTTTCAACAAATTTACCAGTGCATTTAAAATTGATTTTTGGAATAGACAGGCTTTTTAATTCTCTATCAACAATAACAGCATTTTCTTTTATATTCTCATTAATCATGTTAAGGAATTGAGAATATTTGTTCTCAACTACTCCAGTCTTTTCGTCAAGATAATTCTGAAAGTCATTTTCAAATTTTTCTGTATCCATAGACAAATAAATTTCACAGTCGTTATATAATGATTCTGTATTATATTCATTTATAGACAAGATAAAATCTAAAATTGCCCCTGACTGATGACTTTCTGTAATAGCAAAGTCAATCTGCCATTCCTCAGATTCCGGGTAATTATCATAACTTGAGAAAAAACCACTGTAAGAAGTATATCTACTTTTCAAAAGTTTTGACCATTTCGCAAAATTCTCTTTTATAATTCTTTTAATATTAGAAATATTATTTTCCGTAAAAGTTATTTCAACATTAATACTGTCATTATAAAAGTTGTATTCGCGTGGAGATACTAATTTTTCAAGTTTTATGCTTTTTATGATTTTGAGACCGATTAATTGAGATTCTATTGCATTGACGCATTGATTGACGATTCTATTCTGATAATCTGCATAGTCTGTGTAGTTCTCTTCATTGCGCCAGAAAAAATCCTTTAGTTCTTGCTCGATGTCAATATCATATTCGGTATAATCTTTTGAAAATCCAAAGATCAGTTCCTTTAAATCCTCTTCAATTATTGAATAGTTAACTTCAAATAATGTGCCGTAAAAACCTGGAAATACTGGTAAATAGGTATTTGATTTTTTCATAATGTTTCCCCTTTTCTTATAGTTTGTAAATCCATAAAGGATTTAAGAGAATACGCTATAATTGAATATAGCGTATAAACTTAATTCTTTTAAAACATTTTTCCATCTTCAAAGTATTCATAACTATTACTTTCCGCTAATTCTGTAAATTCGTCAATACTCATTCTATAATCAAGGATATTATATCCTTCTGTTTCTATATCTCTGCATATTGACATATAATAGTCTTGAATTTCTGGCAGAATATCAGATTCAAACATATTTTCTAAATGTGTGTAAGTATCATTAGAATTATATTCAAATTCAATATCACTTTTTGAAGAATAGGCATATCTTCCGGCATTCCCTTTTGAACGTATGTAAAAAACAAGTTCTGATAAAGCCTTTTTTACACTCGGCTTTAAATTTTCGCGTTTGCTATAAATATTCTCAAGGAATTTTTCAAAGTCAAGTGTCCCAGTAAAGGAAAGTCCATCGCCTTGACAATATGAAAGTGAATAAGAAAGTTTAACGTCATAAAAGCATTGTTTATTCATTGCTTTTAAAGATTCTGTTAAATCTTCAGTTAAAGAAGGATAATCTTCTAATTCGTACCATTTAGCAATGACTTTTTCTTGCACTTCTTTTGATAGCTCGCTGAAAGCAAATACTTTTTGTTCAATAATTCTCATAATCTTTCCCCTTTTCTTAAAATTCAGAAGTTAAAATAAATAACTTCAAATAAAAGCACTTCATAAAATAGCAAGTGCTTAAATTTCAAATTACTTTACATTCGCAATCATATCGCGCTTTAATCCGTTTTGACATTCCCATAAAATGGGATAGTTATTTTCTCGCTCATATAAATAACAATTTTTGCTATCATATTTTTTCGGTAATAGCTTATTTTCAAACATAATTTTTAATGCTGTTTGTTTGTAATGGTCGTCATATCCGTAAACTTCTTTTTCGCTGCAAAATACTTTTTTGTCTTTAGTCCGCGTAATTCTGACCGAATGATAAGTATTCCCGTTCACTTTGTCGAACCAGCGGACAGCATTTACAACAAATAATATTTTTTCTTTTTTCATGATTTTAATCCCCTTTTCTTAAATTTAGCTTTATTAAAAAAGCTATATCGACCGACATAATCGGTCAATATAAATCTTTTAATCGTCTTCTTTTTCGGATTCAATTTCAATTCTTAAATCGGAAAAATCATTAAGTATATTACATAGTTCACTTTGATTATTTATTATATAATCAAATATTTGTAGTCTATGCCTTGCGTTAAAAATCCCGTCATTACAAGCCTTGTCAAGGTATTTACCGAGTTTATTCTCTATTTCCGTTTCAATTTGCTTTAAATTATTAAATTCTTTTTTGTCAAATTGATAAATAATTTTTGATTGAATCATAATATTTCCCCTTTTTATAAATTGTTATCTTATTAAATAAGATATTCAAGCCTATCCGGTAAGATAGGCAAGAATAAAATATTTAAAGATAATGCAATATGTCTTTATATTTTAATCGATAAATACCATGGTTTCTTAATACAAAGATGCGATTGCCATTTTTTTTAAACCAGTCAATATTTTTGTCCCATTTCATTTCTTTTGTCCTCTTAATAGATTTTTCTTAATAGGCGGTATTCAATACAATATCCATTATTGATAAAAATTTCTTGATATTGTATTTTGTGCTTATTCCTTTCAATAAAAGCGTTCATTGCTTTTTGTGTTTTAAATTCTTTTTGTATCCACATGTTCAGCCGTCCTTTAAAATAATATCGACATTACATAAAGAATACCGTTGATAATCCAGTACCAACAAGCAACACAAAAAAGAAGCGCGATAAAAAGAATAGCACAACGAATAAAAGCCTTATCTAGTCTTTTTTCGTTTACTTCTTCGATTCTTGAGTGTACAAAAGAATTTTTGTAATTATCCATAATATTTCCCCTTTTCTTATAATTTAATACCTGTTAAAAGGTATTAGAAAATATATCCCTATAAAAGCGGATATATAATCTAAAAACTTTTAAATTTCTTCTAAACTTTGAAGAATAGAAAAAGCGACTTCTTGCTTTTCTTTTAACTGTGCGCTTGACAGAGCTTGAAAACCGTCTGTAATAGGATATTCTTCTAACGCTTCGGTTAAATAATAAACTCGGCTGTTAGCAGAATCAAGCCACTTTGTAAGATCACTTGTATAGATATCGGATTCAATTTCAAATATTGTGTCTTGCGGGTCGGCGTCTTCTGTCATATCGGATAATTGTTGCAATGCTTCAACTATAAATTCATATTTATAATCATCGGGAAACATATCGCCGTGTGCTTGCATACAAATTTCTTGATATGTTTCTCTATTTTTGCAATCATCTTTTAAGCAATAAAATTTTGATTCATCTTGTCTTTTCTTCTGCTCGAAGCAATCCAACATTTTTTTTGCTTTTTCTTGAATAGTTAATTTTTTCATAATATTTTCCCCTTTTCTTATGATTTAAACTAAATAAAAATTAGTTTACTCAACCACTCAATAAAGAGTAGAAGAGTAAATCAACTTTAAGCACTTAATTTTTGTCTAACCGCTTCACGCCTGGAATAAATATTACCTTTTTTAGTTTGTTCAGTAATAGTGCGGACATAAATAATATTGCCGCGTAAATCAATAGCTTTTTGCCATTTCGATATATTTACTAATTTCATAATATTTAATCTCCCTTTTTTAATTTAAAATCTTGTAAAATATCCGGCAAGAAATAACCGGATAAATTATGATACTTTAAATATGTGTTATCATTGGTCTATTATGTAATAATTGATCTTGTAACTGGTTTTTTTCTTGCTGTGTAAATCCGTTCATGTCTATAACGTTATTAGTATCTTTTTCAACTAAATTTTTAGTTGTTTCGTTATAATAATATGACCAGTTATTTATTATTACTTTTTTAAAGTTTTTCATAAAAGCACCGTCCTTTAAATAGATTTCACGTCATAACCATTAGCGCCGAACACATTATTAAAAAACATTGTTAACTTTCCGGTAATATGATTATTAAGTACAATAACCATCTTTCCGTTATTTAAAAACATATTGGTAATAGCGTTTACAGATTTAACTAAATTGTTATTAAATAAAGCGTTGTTTAATTTTGTAACTTGTTTTTTATCCATGATATAAACTCCCTTGATAATGTATTTTAAAAACTCACAGCTTTAAACAAATAATAAATTACTTGTTTAAAGTGTCAATTTTTAGACTGTAATTATTATTTATTGCTTTAATCACCCTTGCGGGGATACTGGCAATAATAATTACTAATTGAATTGTTAGGGTTTATTATGAAAAAGGGTTTTTTGGATTGAAAGTCTTTATTATTTATACTTGCCGTTTTATCGGTGCTTGATCGAGTAAACAGGGTTTTAATTTTTAACTCTCGGACGTTTTGAAAGATCATTGATTATTTATACTCATAATATAATTATAATATCGTCAAACGTCAAGTATTATTTACAATAAAAACTTAATTTTTTTTAATAAAATCATAAAAAAATGCTGTTTTATAGCTAAAAGTATAATAATTTGTATATGCAACTCACAGATCAATGAAAATCCTGGAAAACATAGTCAATAATAGCTACATAATAGCTATAAAACAGCTAAATCAATATACAAATTTGAGTGGAAACAATCCTAAAAACAACAATTTAAATAGTTTTAAAAAACAATAACCGGATATAAACAAGAAAGACAATAGAGCGATCAATATAATAATCCCATAAAGAATATAATTAATATAAACTGATTATTATTGAGACATCCCTCATTATATGCCCTATAACCTCATATAACAGTCTACACAGTCTTTTAAATATACAATAGTCCAATATATCATATATATTGTTAAAATATCATATAAGCCCAAATATGAAGAATACAAGCCGATTAAAGACCACTCTTTAAAAAATATAAAGGATATTAATAAACAATAACCCATATATAATAACAATACCGGATAATAAAGATATATATAGACAGTAATATATAATAGACCCTTTTAATTAGAGTAATAACCGGATTATATGATACAGTATAATACATAGAATAGTATTAAGTAAATAAGTATAATATAAGGGTTTATAGTCATTGTTAGCGTCGGGGGATGGGGTAGGTCAAAGGCTGAGCGCTTGCCCATCCACCCGGAAGACAGGCAAGGCAACAAATAAACAAATATATAACAGTATCCGTATTGATATAACAAAATAAAGATTATGTTATATATAGAGCTGAAAAAGCAGAAACCATGTTAAAACAGAACTATAAGCGTCTTGGACCCCGTACATAATTCTAACAATTTTTTTAGGGGTAAGGTAAATAAATTATCCCTCGGACGTTGACATATACGCTAACGCTGACCCTGCACTGACCTAAAATCCGGACGTCAATCCCAGATTCTTATCCTTGATCATTTAATTCTATAATTTTTTACAAATTTTTTTAAGCCCAGGGTAAAATTTGTTGACTTTTCTTTGTCCCAACCCCGTTATTATACCGTAATAGCAATATACCCGAAAGGGCCAAGGCTAATTCAGTCTGTGTGATTGCCCGGACTTATACCACAGCCAGTTAGTCTACAATAAGAGAAAGTATAGCTTTTATGTTTGAAATTGCGGGATTAAATAACCTATATTGCTATTATTTTAAAATATAAGGAGTCTTTATGACAGCTATATATGTATTCTTTGGTATGTGGATTATGCTTATTATATGTGGTCTATTAGTTTTTATAATGAGTTTATTCATAAAGAGGTGGAGCAGATGAATATAGAATTTATGATTGTCTTATTATTTGGTAATATAACCTGTGCTATTTTTAATTTCTTCGGAGCAAAAAATGTTATCAATAAATTAAGAATATTTAATGGTATTGCTTTAGCAATAAATATTGCTGCTATTATTCTTTTAACGGGGAACCTGATTCTGGAGTTAATTAAATGAATGATAAATTAACCAGAATCACCCCGGACGTTATCATTGAACTGAACGAAGACGAGATCTTTGTTTTTGGCAGTAACGAATCCGGGCGCCACGGCAAGGGTGCTGCAAAGACAGCTATGAAATGGGGTGCTAGATATGGTCAGGCCCGGGGATTACAAGGTAGAACTTATGCTATCCCTACTGTAAATGCTTCTATTTCAAATAAGTTATCATTATTCAAGATACAAGGATATGTAGATGAGTTTGTTGAATTTGCTGTTTCTAATCCCGGTTATATTTTTTTAGTCACAGAGATTGGCTGCGGACTGGCCGGGCATTACTATAAAGATATAGCACCTTTGTTTGAGAAAGCTGTAGATATAAATAATATATATTTACCTAAGAAGTTTTGGAGAGTATTACACACTCTAATAATAGGAACGTAACATGAAAAAGATATTATTTATTTTTATTACTATTTTATTTTTCGGATGTAGCGTTATTACTCCTGAAAATGATGATAAAAAGATTTTTGATTCTTTTATAGGTGTATCTTATCTTAATATAAAAAATACATTGGGATTGCCGACACATAATTCTTATATGGATGGGGAAACAAATTGGCAAATGTCTTATAATCGGAAATCTATGCATTATAGTTTAAATAGAGATTGGAACGAAAGAAATTCTCCTATAATTATATCCACTGCAACAAGAAGTTTTGAAATGTTTACGTATTATGAGAATGTGATTTTTATAATGAGAGGAGATTATTGTGTGGATTGGCAGGCATCAAAATGAGGAATATTTAAATGACAGACAAACTAATAATACCTTTAGGAATATGGAAAGTAATGAATGATCATGTTTATTGGCTCCCGAATCTTAATTTATCGATGTCTCCGCAGGAACAGATAGATTATAATAACCGGAATAATATTAAAATGGATTATGATGTACTGCGAGGGAAAGTTTATGGATAATTTTTTTCACAAATTTTTTTAGACCCAAGGTAAAATTGTTGACTTTTTTAGGATAAAAATATGTTATATATAGTATGGCAATTATATCAGAGGAAGTTTTTCAAAAAATAATAATAGGGAATATAAATTGCTGCGTTTCCTGGTTCTTAATGGCAAGCTATATGTATTATAAAAAGGATAAGAATTTGATGTTAGACAGCCAATACGATGAATTAGGGAAAAGGATAGCAAAAGAATTAAATAATATTACTCATCCGCATTTTTCATTATTAACAATAGAAAAAGGGATGACTTCAACTTTTGATATAAAAGAGTATCCGTCAATAGTACGGGGAGCAGCGTTACAAGTTTATAATGATTTGGTATAAATGTTATGGATAGAAAACAACCAATATACGTTTTAGCAGAAACTCATAGACATTTTGAATATTATCTAAATGAGCATAATTTGGGTCCGGTTAGAGATCAATTTGAATATCTTTATGATGACAAACAGCTTTGGGGAAGAAGAAATATTCATGTTATTAGATATGGAAGTTATTATTTAAAACATGGGTATGAAAAAATAGAAGAACGGATAAGAATCTGTGGAGAAGTGACATAAAAGTTTTAAAATAAGCAAGAGGATAAGATGAATATTAAAAACACATTAAAATACAAAATTGATAAAATGAAACGATCTTTCCCGGTAATGTTAAAGAAGGACCATCTGAAACATATTAAAAATTACGAGAAAAGAATAAATGATGATCGTAAACCAGATAAAGTAGATATATATCCTTGTCCTGTATGTAACGAACCTATGATTTATAAAGCTAATACCAAATAACTAAATAAAAGGTATAAAAATGGATATATGTAATTATAAAGATTTGAAACATAAGTTAAAAAAATATGCAAGTAATATTGATGCGAATATGGCAGAAAATGGTTGGTATAGACTGCATGCTATTTCATTAGATACTAAAGAAGTTTCAAGAAACACTGCAATTAAATTTGTAAGTCATTATGGAGATGATAATAGTGTTTATTGTTACAGGAAAGTATATGCTGACTCTGTTTTCCCGTGGGTGATAGTATATAGTAAATCCAAATAATTAAATATATAGAGGTGTTGTATGAGTACTTTATTATCACAAGTCGATGAATAAATTAAATTTGCAATATCTAAATTTCCAAAATTTAATTCATTACATGAGGGTTATGCAGTATTGTTGGAAGAAGTTGATGAACTCTGGGATCATGTAAAACAAAAGCAAACTGTGCGAGAATATAGAAAAGATTTAATACATAAAGAGTGCATCCAAATTGCAGCAATGGCATTGAGAATTATTATAGATTGTGGTGAAAATGGATATTCTAAATAACTAAACAAGAGGTGAAAAAAATGGTTAAAGTAGAGGAAACGATTGATACGATATGGACTGTTGGAAGCGAGGATGAGTTTAAATATATTCGCCGGGTTAAAATAGTAACTATATTCGGGATTAAGATATTTAAAAAGATTACGGTTCCGATAGTGCTGCGTAAAGGGAAAGACGGATGGGAAAACTTATATTTGTAGGAGAATTAATATGTTTATATTAATAGCACAAGATTGTGCTTCTTGTGGTAATAATACTGTGGTAAGATGTTTTAAAGAACAACCTTCAGATGAGGATATTAAAGTTTTAAATATATATTTAAATGAAAAAATCTGTGTCTCTTATCATGTTGTTGAATATTTTGAAAATGATGAAATAAGACATATGAAATTATTATAAAGGAAGAAAAATAATGTGTAGAGAATTAAATTTGCATTGCCCACATGAGGACTCGGAAGGATTTTGTATTCTACCATACGGAGAAGAACGTTGCCCCGATCTCCAGGGCAACGCCGATAAGGTAAAGGCGTTGTTAGAGGAATATCATAGCCGCGGAGAGAAAGAGAAACGTAAGGGTAAAATAATAACTCTTGATGACATCAGAAAAGGAAGGGTTAAATAATGATAGATGAAACATATTTAGTTTCGAGGGAACAGTTGGAATTTTTTATTAATATAAGCCGTGAATTCGTATTCCAAAGCGGTACAAATTTAATAGAAATTATAAAGACGATAGAGGATAATCCTGCCACATTATTTGATTTTACAATAAGAAAAGCAAGAGAATCCGGTAATGACAAACTTAAAATAGATTTTTTAAAAGCTCTCGCGTTTAGAGGATATCAGAGTTTGTTGGGTGAAATTGTTAAACTAACTGCTGGAAAAGGTGTGATAATATGACAGAATATAAGAGAAGGGTTTTGATTAATGCTATTCATGATTGTATGGAAGATGGCTGTAATGAAAGCAGAGAACTTACCGAATGGGAATTAGGATTTATTGATAATATATGTACCGAGTATTTGCAAAGAGGTAAGGATCTTACATCACCTCAATTTGATAAACTTACAGATATTATAGGATTCGGGTGGAAGTGATAATACGATATAGTCTTTGAAAAGACCGGATACATATTTTACAGACATCAAGGCATGAAAAGAGAACATGAATTTAGTCAAATAAAGGAGATGTTATGAAAACAGGAAAAGAAATTGTTAATGATTGGAATAAAATGAAACAAGATTGTCCTGCTGATTTTCCGTTAGAAATAGAATTGCTAATCGATGACGTTATTAAAGAAGCATACGAAGAAGGATATTCTAAGTGTGAAGATGATTATAAATTACCTATTAGCGATTGGATTAAAAATCATTAACGGTTTTATACTCACACAGATTGTGGAGTTAGTAAATAAATAAAGATTGATGAAGAAAGACTTAGAGTTTAAAAAGCTAGTGCCGTCTTGTGAATGGCAAGTAGACTTTCGAGGTCAGCGGTACAAATGCTGTTCAGAGTGTCTAAGCACCGAATTGTGAGATTACGCTCAGCCTCGGTGACTGGAAACGCAAGGACGTAATAAACTTGTATTAGACATTAGGCAGTGGACGGAGTCTCTATTTTGAGGCTACGATCTGAGGTGCACAAATCACATAAGACCACATTATAAACATCATAGCAATATGTAGTCGGATATGTTTGGTAAGTTTCTAAGCCGACAAATGGCAGGGTGGCGAAGGATTTCCATTGACAAGATGAATCTGGACTTCGTGATGCAGGTTCAAATCCTGCCCTTGCCAAATGGTATTATAAAATATTAACAGGAGAAAGAAAATGAATTGGGAAGAAGCAAAGAACCATTTAAATGAAATTAGACTGGAATATACTGAAATAGGATCATCCGGGTTACTTGCACTGTTCCTTTCGATAGACCCTTTATTACGCCGGTATGAAAAGGGCGAACGTACTCAAGAATTGTATGATTCAATAATGGCTTTAGAATAAGGAGAAAGAAGATGACAAATGAACAAATAAACAAACGTATTCAGAAAATTTTACAAGAATGTATTGATGAAGTTTCAAGCAAAGATTGTAGCGATGCCGAGATGGGTAGATATGTATGGCCGAGTAGATGGACATTACTTAATGCAAAATTGTATGATTTCAAAATTAAACAGGAAAAAGAAGATGTCTCTAATATTAGGTAAAAACTGTGGATTTATAGCAACACCAAATGAAGCCTTGGTAGTAACTGAAACAGGCTTTTATGATTTTGTTAATAGAGGTTGGAAAAAGATTACTTATGATCCACCGCTAAAGATCGATGATAATCAAAGCATCTTTATGGATTTAGAGAATAGTGAACTTTCAACTAATCTTAATGGAATATTTTTTTATCATGTAACTTGTGACAAAACCGGAATTGCAACAAAACTACTTGAAGTATATAAATTGCTATATAATTTAACCGATTGTGCATTATATTCTATAAACAGAAAAACCGGGAATCCCGATAAAAAAGTAAAATGGGTTATTAAAGGAAAATCTTATTATTTAGCTGGATTTAAAGAGAAAGAAGATGACAATAGACGAATTTAAACACAAATACTGTAGAGTATGTGCAGGCATACCTTTTGTAGAATGTTCAGATTTTATACCCAATTGTAAATGCTTAAGTTATTCAGAAATAAAACACAACAAGGAGAAAGAAGATGACGGAACAAGAAGAGCTTAATTTATTAGCCAAAAAGATACCAAATCATCTTGTAATAGAAAAATGTTTATGGGTAGGAAATCTACATCAAGATATAGATCATATAAATAATGATTTAGATAATCCGTTAGATTATTTATCTGCATTTAGAAAGATGGTAGAAAAAATATAACAAGGAGATTAAAATGAAAGCAAAATATTCAGGTAAAGATTCAAAGGGTAAAATTTATATTGATTGTTCAGAATGTGAACGTGGCGGGAATGGTTCCGATCCGGACAAATGTTCGTGTGGTGCAAATATAAAAAAAGGTAAAAAAGGAATGTGTTTTATGGGTGATTTAATGGATAAGTACGATCCATTATAAAATATTAACAGGAGACTAAAATGGAATTTATAATAATTTTTAGTACTATTCTGAATATTGTTTTATTTGGTTTATTATTAACTTTTATTGTTTTAATATACGAAAAAGTTAGAAAAATATAACAAGGAGAAAGAAGATGTTTAACGAAGAGGAAAGAAAAGAAAGAATTGATGATTTAATGAATAATACCTTAGAAGCATATATTAACAATGGTAAGCAAGATTTTTTAACAATTTTAGTGTCGGAAGAAAAATCCATGATAGAACAAGCAGTGAAAGAGTTTGCCCAAGGTGTTATGTTATATTGTTATGCCGATCCAGAAGAAACAAAAGAGGTTGTGATTAAACTTCTTAAAAAATACGGAATAGAGATATAAGGAGAAGTAAAATGTTTTGGAAAAAGAAGGAAGAAGTTAAGCAACCAGATAAAAAGGAGTAACTTATGAAAGTAATATGTGACCACGCAGGAACAGAAAATTGTAAAGA